CTAAAAAACTACCTATCTTTTTTAGTGTTTCCCATATATAATTAAAAAATGATTTTATACTATCTAATTTTGAAAAGCCTTTTATCCATTCAATAGTTTTCACCACTAATCCTTTTATTATTTTAGAAGCTAAAACTATAAATGGGATTGACATCGTAAATGCTCCTATTATTGCTGTAGGAATTGCTCCAATCGTTGTAATTAAAGTCACAACACTTCCTAAAACTACTAATAATGGGGGGATTAATGCATTAATAACAATTTCTAGTAATATAAAAGATTGTTTCCCACTAGATAATTTGGAAAATTTATTTATTATTTTATCTAAAAAATTTACAACTCTTTCAAATGTCGGTGCTAATTTTTCACCCCATTCTATCCTTTTAATGTTAAAATTTCCCTTAAATCTTTTAATTTTTTTTCCTATTGTGTCATATATTATCCCATATTTTTCTAAAACACCTGTTCCATTTTTTTGGACTTCTGTAACCTTTGCTATTGCCTTATTTATCTCTTCTACACTTTGCTTTTGAAGAGAAGTAATACCAACAAAAGCTCTAACTTCTGGAATAGCTTGTGTAAATTTATCCGCATCTAGTTTTACAGCATCACCAAGCCTTAATAAACTCTCTGCAAGTCCAATTTTACGAAGCTGTGTAATATTTTTTGGTAATTCTTTTCCGAGTTTCTTTTCTAACTGAGAAAATATTTGTATAGTTCCTTTAGCTGGAGAAGATAAAGAAGTCAATGTTGCCCTTAATGCCGTTGTTGCTTCGTCAGTAGATAATCCGCCTTTTGTTAATGTTGCCATTGTAATCAATAGCTCCTCAAAATTTACTCCTGCCGTTTTTGCAATAGTTGAAATTTTTCCAACATTTTCCGCAAGCTCTCCAATAGTTGTAACACCTATGTCATCAGCAACAGAAAAAGCATTTGTAACCTTTCTAACATCATCTAAACTTAATCTATACGAATTCATAATAGAGGTTGTAGCTTTTGCCGCCAAACCTAAGTCTATCTGTCCAGCAGTAGCTAAAATACTCGATTCTTTCATTATTTTATTTGCCATATTGATATCACCAGTAGCAGATAAACTATTAAAATAAGCCTCTGTTGTTTCTTCTATAGCAAAACCTTGTTTAATGGTTGTTTTTATAACATCTTCCATTAATTTTTTATGCTCTTTAAATCCAGCTTTTCCAATCAATGTCCCAGTTTTTACTAATCCTTTTTCGTATTGTGAGAAAGCATATAAACTAGCAGTACCCATAGCAACAACTGGCAAGGTTATTTTCATTGATAAATCCTTGCCAATCGAAGAAGCTCTTTCGCTAAAATTTTGCAACCCTCTATAATATTTTTTATTAGCGGCGGTTTTTTTCTCTATTAATTTATCCACCGCATTTATTCGTCTATTGATTTTTTCCAAGGTTGGAGTAAACCTATCAATTGCTCCATAAATATATTGAATACTATTTGTTGCCATAAGCTCTTGACTTTTCCTTTAAAATTCTATTCAATGATTTTCGTCTTTCTTCTATCTCTGTTAAAGTCATATTTTGTATATCACTATAACTATATGCACCTTTAAAATGATATAATAAGTCGTCAATATGCTCGTCTAATGATAAGCCTGTCTGTTCCTTGATTATATCAAGTCCACCAACAAAAAACTTTTTAAATACTCCCCTAAAAGATTATTAAAATCTTTTATTGATATTTTTTCTAAAATAGTATCTGTTATTTTTATATTTCCAATCGTTGCTCCATTTTTTAATAACTCTTTCAATGTATTTATGCAAAGCTCAAGGTTGCCATTCCCTATCATTAAAATTGAAAAATAATCTTTCCCTAATAATTCTTTTTCTGCCTTTACTTCTTCTTTTTGTTCTACAGTCTTTGTTATATTTTGAGTAGCAATTAAAAATTGTTGCTGTAATATATTCGCTTTGTGTATGTCTCTATATACTGGTTCAGTTATAATTATTAAATTTTCCTCTACAAAATCACCGTTTTTACTTACTTTTATTGGATTACTTAAATTATATTCTATAGTCTTATTTGGCATACTTTACTCCTTATAATACTGGCAACGCATTAAATTCAACTGTAAATTTTCCATCAGCTCCAACTTCAAATTCAATCTCATTAGAAACTTTTGCTTGTCTAAAATTAAGAGCTAAAGTTCCAGTTTCGTTTAAAATTTGAACTGTATTGTTGTTAAAATTATTTATCCAAACTCTCACCATCTCATAATTTTCAATGGTAGTTCGCATATCAAAAGAACCACCTGATATTGCAGTTGATAAATCTTTTGTATCACAATGAAAAACTTCACTCCCAAAAACTTCAACTTCTGTCTTTATTTCTCCATTTCCAGTTTTAAATTTTAAACTATTCGCAATGATTTTAACATTATCATTATTAAAAATCACTCTTGCATTGATTCCATTACTCATTTATATCCTCCTTTATTAAAGTGTTATTTCAAATGCCATAATTATCGTTCCAAGATATGAAACTATAGGTAATATTCCAGAAATTCTAGCTTCACCTTTTGCTTTTGAAATAACCACCACTAATTTATTCTTAAAATTTGTTTTCTCATGCGGATCTAATAATTGATATTCAGTACTTGCCAAAATATCATAACATTTACATATTTCTCCTATGATTTTTGCAACATCGACTTGCCCTTGCATAGCTGAACCATTTACTAATCTGACTTGTGCCCATATCTTTTTTGCATTCCTATAAAAAACTTCAGTAGATGAACTTATAGTATTAATAAATTCTTGACATTTATAAGTTTGATCAATATTTCCTGCACTATCAGTTTTATATGTTGTGAATACTTCGTCTAAAATAACAGCATTCCCTGCATCGTTATTATGGACTACGATTGCGTTAACTTCTTTTAAATCATCTATATCGTCTCTATTCCAAGTCTTTATATCATCTAAAACATCTATATTAAATGGTGTATTATGTAAAGGCTTAGAACTCAAGGAAATTCCACCGATTAAATCTAAAGGCCTGTCTCCAGCAATCACCTTTCCTGTTAAATCTGCTCCATCAGTTAATCTTAACTCGTGTAATGCTCCGTATCTTGAGCTCAACTCATATTCTGCAATCATTACATCACTTCCTACCCAATTTGCATCAGATAATTTTTTTACTGTCATATAATCTAAAGTCTTTTTATTTAAAGCTGTTAACGTTGATATATGATTAGCTTTTGTATCAACCTTAGCAGTTATACCAGTTCCAGAAAGAACCGCATTCTTAATTGCAAATCTATCTTCTAAAAATGTCGTAAAATCTGTAGTCCCATATTGAACGGGGAATATTATCGCAGTATATCGTCTATTTCCAATTACTGTTGAAAGCGATGGAAGTGTTGGGTCTGTAGCTCCTGGTGTTGTTTCAGTAATTGTAAAAGTTAATCCTGGAACTGTTCCAACTAATTTTATTGACATATTAGAAGTCCCAACTGTCCCAAAATGTGTACTTGTTATAGCAAGCGACCCTGTAGTATCTACAGAAGTCCATTGTGCTATAGTGTCAGCATTGATTAAAGTCTCAAAAGCTCCTGCAATTATTGTAGCAGTATCACCTAAAGCAACAGATAGAGTATATTTATGAGAGTTAACATATAAATAATAAGTTCCGCTTGCTGTAGCTGTTCCAGTCCAAGCAATAGTCTTTACTGCTTTTGTGCCTGCTCCATCTTGTAAAGCCAATACATCCAAAGTTGTGTTTTTATTCTCATTTTTAAAAGCTCTAACCATTGCTGAAACTTGAGATTTCGCACCAAATAATGCACTCTCTTCTCCATTATTTCCTATATTATCAGTTATTATTCCAGCTGTTGCAGTACCAGTTAACATCTGTCCGACAATCAAAACTCGTCTATCACCAAGTCCTAAAACTTGAAATGCTGAGCTTGTTGTAATTATTATATTTGGATTACTTTGTCCCATCTTATCTCTCCTTTTTTAATTTGGAAGTTTAATAGTATCTATTTTACTATCAACTTCAGTTTGATTTAACCAGTTCAATTCAACATTTCTAAATGCAACACCTTTTTCTTGTATTGCCATATCCTCTTGTGTTATTTCATAACAACATTCAAATGAGAATTTATGTATATATGTTGCCTTATCATATAAATAAGTTTCAGAACCTTTATAAGTGAAATTTGAAGTTTTAGAGTTTTTTAAATAACTATTTGTTTTTAAGTTTAATAATGCCCCAAAAATAATAGCTCTTAACTCTTCCATACTATCTTTATATGCCGTAGCAATCATTTCATCTTTACAAGGTACTATGCAATATATATTCAATCCTTGATAAACTCTTTGATAAGCATCTTCTCCGTATTGATTATAAGAAATACTATCTATCTTATTGTATGCACTTCTATTTGCATTTTCTTTATCAGTCTCTATACATAAAAATAAAGTATCTGGATTTTGTCTAGTGTATGCCTCTAAGCCTCTTTCAATATCCACAGCTCCATAAATTCTAAAGTTATAATTTAAAGTTTTAGTCCCTGTCGCAGTCATTGTATCTTGACTTTCTATGTTATAAGTAAATTGCGTATCACTTAATTTTGTTATTGTGTAGTAACCATTAAAATGAGTTTCTACATTTTCCATCAAAACTGGGGAGCCTGTCGCTGAACTTACGGTAGCTTGCGGTACAATAAAAGTAAAAGTTTTATTATCAATAACCTCAACTAAATTAAAAGTCCCATTATATCCACTTTGAGTAGCCCCTGAAATAGTTATATCACTAAAACCTTCCGTTAAATCGTGATCATTTTGAGTTATTGCAGTAGCTAATCCATTTATATGACTCAAACTAACAATTGGATTATTGACTAAAGCTCCAGTTATTAAAACTTTTTCACCTGTTTTTATTATTGTATTAGCAGTTGATAATGTCGCAGTAACAACTCCAGACGATGCACTTAAGCTAAGTATCTCTTGTGTAGCATGAAAGTTATTTATAAGTTGTGGAACTCTTTCTCTTAAAATGTTAACTATATCGTTTGTTTTCATTTAAGCTCTCTTTTAAACATTTTTTCAATAATACTAATTTGCTCTACTCTTGTATCAACTATAGACTTCAAGAGATTATCTCTTTTCCCAACCCACTTTCCATTTATACTTTTATGTCCTTCTTCTAAAAACTTCCCATATTCAACACTCGTACCAAAAACCATTTTATCTTTTGTAGTTTTTGAGTTCATAGAGTTTTTAAGTCTTCCACTTCTATTTGAAGCATACTCACCAACCCTTGAAGCTTGAATATACTGTCCTTGATATTTATAAATAAATCCAGTTTTAGGAGGTTTAGCTATTCCTTGCTTAGCTCTATTTACTAATTCTTTTCCTATTTTATTAAAACTATTTCTAATTGCTTTTTTTGCTAAGTCTTTATGCTTAGATAATTCAAACAACACAGTTTTACTTCCAGGTGTAATTTTAAGCGTTGTTTGAAACAATTGTCTGGTCTCCTTTTTGAATACTTTTAAATACTAAATATTTATTATTTTCATTAATATTTTCAATATCAACAATTTTATATAAAACTGTCCCTTTTCTTATAAAATAACGAGAACTAATCCCAGTAAAATAATGAATAGTAATTTTATGAGTATATGAATTTGATAAGTTAACACCATCAAAAAATTCAGTGGACTTATTTACAGTCTCAATTTTCGCTCTAACCTTTTTTAATAAAGTAAAGTCTGTTGAGGCGGTTAATAAACTTGTATTCAATGCTGGTATTAATATTTCAATTTCTGTGTTAAATTCTCCTAATGGAATATACCCACATTTACAACTCATTTTTTACCTTTCTTACTTTCTTTTTCTTCTAATATTTCAACTTCTTTATTTATATATTCTACTGCATACCCACCATCTATAGCTTTTTTCCCTATACTTTCTAAAACACTGACTATACTATTTTTATATAGTCCTAATTTTAGATTATCTTTTAATACATGTATTCTTATATATTTCATAATTACTCCAATACTAAAATTTGATTCATATCTAGTAATGATTTTAAACCAGTGAGGCTTGAATGGGATAAATCTATATTTACATTCAAGCAATCACCTCTATGGTTATAAAGATATGAAACTAGTCTTTTACACATAATTTTATAATCTTCTGGAACACTCGCCTCAGTACTTCCAAATCCTGCTATAAATTCAATCTCTATAGATTGAGGATTATCGTCAGTCTCTGGGAAAATATCATTGTTTTTTAAATATATTTGTTGCCAATCATTATCTGATTTTGTAAATCCATAATTAGTAGCTGAATATGTTGTCAAAACTCCATCTAAATAATATTTAACACTAGAAATACTTTGTACTTTATGTCTTAAAATTCTCTGATAATTACTAAAACAATCTAAATAAAGAGTATATGTTTTACTTAATAAATCTCGATGAGTATAATTTTCAACATACTTAGTTGCGGTCTTTATTAATGAAGTTATTAATAAGTCATCATCAGTTGAAAAATCAACCAATAAATATGCTTTCATATCAACTACACTCACCAATAAATTAGAGTTATCAGTTTTTAAAACATATTGCATTTTTATTTAGTTTTCCTTTCTTTCTCTTCTTTTACTTCTTTTACTTCTTTCTCTTCTTTCTCTTTTTTCTCTTTTTTCTCTTCTTTTACTTCTTTTACTTCTTCACCATATCCATTATTAACAATTAATAAACCATTATTATTGTCTATTTCTATAATTTCACCTTTTTTATAACAACAAAGTTTTTTATTGAATATCCATTTTTGGTCTATATTTAATTTGATTTTCATAAAAACTCCTATTCAGTAGGAACATTCCCTTTTGATTTTATAGCAATTGCTCCTGCTGATAAATTTGCCGTATAGCACTAACACCACTCAATCTTACATATCTTTTTTTCCCAACATATCCTAATTTGCCATTTGTTTTTTCTCTTACTTTTTAAAGGCGGAGGGTTGCTCCGCCATAAATTAATTAATTATTATACAGCACATTTGATTTTTACTATTGCTTCAGGTAATACAACCTTTCCGCCTAAATATTCAATCCATTGATATTCAATGATACCCTCACCTTTCGCAGTATATGGGTCTACGACTACTTCAACTTCCATCGCTCTCAGTATATAATAAGCCTGTCTTAAATCTCCAAAAAATACTGGATATGTGTTAAC